AGTGTTTTGCTGATGCGGATGTTGGCTCGAAGTTGTCGGCGAACATTTGTCGGGTCTCCTTGCTGAGTGTGTCGTCGGGATCTATGTAGGGATGTTCTATCACAGGTGTGTCACGGCGCTGTGGCAGCCCACGGGCCCCAGCCTGAATTGTTGTAGATGGCGAGTGCGGCCCGCAGGTTTGCCTCGGGGATAAACAGTTCGGCGCAATGATCGACGCCGACGTCTTGTACTTGTAGCCAGCCTTGAGGCCAGTTGCTGTTTGGTGAGCACCAAAAGCCGTTGATTTGTGTCAGCCCGTATGAGCCGCCCATCGGATCGTCGACGTTGTGGGCGGTTGGGGTGCATCGGCTCTCACGCAACATGACAACAGCGAGCGTGTCAAGCTGATCTTCAGGCCAGCCGACTTGGCGAGCCAAGTTGACCGCGTCGTTGCACGTGGCGATTGTGGTCGGCAGACTGGTTTCGGTGACGGTGGTTTGCTCGACGCTGGTTGGCGGGTAAATGTTCCACGACAGCGGTGTGGTGCTGGCTGTAGGTTGCCCTGAGAGGGGTCTAGGAGCCTCTAGAAGCGTCGTAAAGCCGAATATGGCTGTGACGCAGGCACAAAGTGCGGCTAATGGGTTCAATGTCATGGCTTAGGTTTCCTTTCGTCGGTGATCCCACCCTAGGGGATCTGACGGGCCTATGCGGGAATACCCTCAAATACCTTGAGAAATGCGGCTTTTACAAGGTTTGGGTTGTCTGCCATTTTGGGTGTGATCTCGACGTGCCACCAGTCGCCGCCGGGTGCGCCGGACACGGTTTTCTTTTGGTAGACCTGCCAAGCCATGCGGTCGCAACGCCATGCGCGGCCGAACGGCTGCGGCCAATAGTCAATGACCATTTGTAGGCCAAGTTCGTTTGCGTTGGCTACGCAAGCGCCGATGAACACGCGGCTGAGTTGACGTCCGTTTGGTTTGCCACGATGGTCGGGCATGTCACGGTAAGAGAGGTCGACGGCGCGGCCTGTGGCGTGTACTGACAAGTTGCCGGGTTTGCCTTTCATGTCACGTTGCCCGTACGACCCGTTGTTCCACAGCGAGCCGTTGGCGTATTTGACGGCTTGCCTGATCCATTCGTCCATGCCTGGGCGTGGGCCTTTGGCGGCTCCGTCGGCGTTGCCGATGTAGTCGGTGGCGCCTGGTACGCCTGGTTTAGCTTTGGCTATTGCCACGACCGTACGCTACGTCGTTGGGGTTGGCCCATCGCATGATGACGGGGAGCAGGGCGGCTGCGGCTGCTTTGGCGAGGTCTTGCGGGTTGGTGTTGCCGGTCGCTGCGACAGCTGCGACGGCGGCGATGACGGATCGAGCGTAACTTGCGAGCATTGCTTTGGTTTGTTTGCTCATGGGTGGTTCTCCGTGTGGTGGTCGATTTTTTGTTCTATTCGGCCCAACGCTTCGTGTACCCGTCCGTGATCTTTATGGTTTTCTTTTTGGAACCGATGAATGATCGCAACGAGTACAGAGAAAGCGCCAGCGATGACAGCCACCACAATCGAAGTATCCATCGGGTCATGCGGGGCGGCTTGGAAACACGATTTTTGTGGGGTCGTCGTTTTGCGCTGGCAGGTCGCGCAACTGTTGACGGTATTTTGCCCATGCTGTTTTGTCAACGGTGGCGTCGCTAATTTGTGTCCAGTCGGTCGCGGCTAGTTCTTTGTCGCGCTGGTAACGAATTCGTGCCCAAAGGATATTTGGGTCGTCTGTTTCAATAAGCATTAGGCCACCTCATAAACGAATGTACCGCCAATAATTCGGCCGTTTCCGCCTGGATAGCTGTTGTCGTAATTTACCATTACTCCGCCACCACCTTGAATAAAAATTTGTTGCATATTGCCTGTAACTGCGCTTTCGCGCGCAACTCCCGCAGCGTAATCTGCAGCTAACTGATTTTTGTCTACAGCAGGCAACGAAAATTTTATTGCTGTCCCAGCCGTACCATTAGTAGTGATATTTATTTTTATTTCACAAATAAACGTTTTACCAATTGTTGTGTAATACCCGCTAGAAGCAACCGTTGTAAACGTTCCCGTGACAGCCGTAATGATCGGTGTCCATGGTTGCCATTGTCCGAGGTCTATTGGTCTCCAAACGGTTCCATCGTAAATTTGCAATGCTTTGATTGCCTCGACGTAACACGTTTGACCTTCTGCCAATACTTTTTCGCCCGTTCCACCAAATGCTGCGTCACGCGTAGTCGTGGTGGCAAATACTGGTACGCCTGTGCCTGCGCTGATGTTTTGGTTTGCGGCAGTCAATACTTCGCCCGCTGTAAACAAGGGTACTGAGGTTTGTGCGTTGGCTCCCATAGGTGTCTCCTATCCTAAAACATTGAGGGCGTCTAATACGCCATATACAGCATCGTCAAGGATTAGTTCGTAGACGATGGTGGTTGGCGCGGTGTACAGGGTTATTCGATGCCCGGTTTGGTAGTCGATTTGGTGTTCGACGCCTTCAATGGAGAGGTCTTGGGCGAGGCTTGTTGTGCCAAGGCCTGCTTGAAATGTTTTTTCAATGCTGATTGTGTCGCCAATGTCAATGATGGCGGCGGTGTCGCGTTCGGCGGTGGTCAGCATTGAGAATTTGGTGCTGATGTCGGTGTAGCGGGCTTCCGGGTCGGGATTGATCAGGTAGGTGGCGGCGACAGCAAGTTGCCCACCGCCGCTTTCTAACAAGCTGTTAGTTATTGCTTCGGTTTGAATGAAATAAGTGGCAATTGAGCCTGCGTCGCTGTTGATGGCTGATGATCCGTCTAGGTTTTCTATGTAGACGCGGTTGACGACGCTGTCGGCTTCAAATGTGATGCCTACGTTGTCGTAGGGTGTTTCGGTGCCGTTGTCGGTGAATTGAGCGACTACTGGTGTAAGAGTGGCGCCAATGCGGTCTTGGAAAGTGAGTACGCCGTCGCGTGACATGAACAGGCGACCGAATTCGGCGGTGCTGTTGATTTGGTTGAGGTAGGCGAGCACGTTGGTGCCTGCTGGCACGGTGTAGGCGCTGTCGTGCCCAAGGTTGACGGTTCCGGTGGAAATGTTGCGCGCGGTTGGCCCAGTTGGAAAGTCGACTTCGGGCAGATCTAAAACGGTTTCTATGCGTTCTCCGGATGTTTCAGGTGTGACGTTTAGCTCGTCCATGTAGGTTTGGGCAAGCAAATAAAATTGGTCAGCGCAGTAGACGCTGACGGTGTTGATGCCGCCAAGCGCAAAGTTGTAGTCGTAGTTAACGATGTAGCCCTTGAATAGGTATTCGGCGTTGTCGCTGTTGTCATATCGGATCAGGTTGACTTGGCGCATTGGTGCAAGACCTGGCACGTTTTGATTGGCGTCGTAATACGGGCTTGAAGTGTCAAACGGGTTGAAAATGCCGTTGGCGAGGCTGTCGTTGAGGGTGAACGTCATGGTGCCTGCGCTGAACTGGTCGCCTTGGTCGCGGCGGCCTCGACGTACGTTGATGTTGAGTGTGCCGTTAGTGACATCGGCAAACTGGGTATTTCCATCAAGTACGAATGTTGTATTGTCAAGTACTCCTGATGTGGCGTTGTCAAGGGTAAAACCGTTGACGATGAAGCCTGCGTCAATTTCAAGCGTGTAGTTGCCTGATTGGACGATTGTTGTGCCGGGCATCAGACGTACCCGCTGACCTCAATGCGAGCTGGGCCAGCTGACCGGTTGTAAGCCCGAATGCTGTCCACAACGGCCTGCCCAATCTCTGCGCTGGTCGCCAACCCGCCGTTTACGTTGACGGTGATGTTGTCCAGCATCGCGTTGCGGGCGCTTGATGTAAACGGGTTGCTGGCAATGCCTGCGCCAAGCATATTTGGGGCGTCGGCAATGGCGACCTGGGAACTAGCCCTGCCACCACCGCCACCGCCCCCGCTAGGCACGCTAGGAGCCGCTACGACAACCGATCCGCCCCTAGATGAGGGAATAGGCACCCCAAGGTTTTTGTCGCCGCCTACGGCCGCTAAAGCGCCGCTGCCGCTTCCGCCGCCAATAGTCGGCATTTCGGGGATGCTGAAGCCTCGACCGCCGATGCCTGGCACCCAGTCCGGAATTTCGAATGACAAGCCGCCAAGCGTTGAATTCCACAAGTTTGCAATCGTGTTGAACACGGTGCGAAACACGGTCAACATTCCGTTCAGGTAACTTGCGACGTAGTCAACGGCGATTTTGACGCCTGCTTTGAGTGCGCCAAATACAGCGTTAGCAACTTTTCTAAAGCCTTCAAATTTGGCGTATGCGGCTACAAGGGCTGCGCCGAGTAGCACAATGGCGGCTACGACTAGCCCGATCGGGTTGGCGGCCAAAGTGATGTTAAACGCAGTCTGCAAAAACGCGGCGGTTTTGACTGCCACGTTGTAGGCAATGATGGCAGCCGACAGAGTGCCGATAACGCCTGCCAGGATGATTACTACGTCAGCGTTTTCTTCGACGGCTTGCGCCATTTTGGTGATGATCGGTACTAAGCGCTCAAGCAATGGCAAGACGGCTGCGCCGATGCTTTCTTGCATTTCGGCAAACGCAATCTGCATCTTTGCCATGCCGCCCTCAGCGGTCTCAGTAAATGCCTGGTTTGCGCCACCAAACGTGCCACCCAACACGCTGATGATCGTCTCCATGTCGGCACCCTCACGAATGAGGTTTGCCATTTCAGGGGTCAGCGATCGTAGGGCCTTGTAATTGCCTTCATAGGCTTTAGCAAGGCTGTCGGCGACGGTGGTGGCGTCGATCCCGGTTGCGCGGCTGATGTCAAGCACGAGCGACATTTGGGATTGGGCTTCGTTGATGTCTTTGGTGCCGCGTACGAGTGCGGCGAACGCGGGGCGCAGTACGTCGTCAGCGACCGCCGCCTGGCGTGACATTGCGCTAATTGCTTTTTCGACTTCGGCAATTTGTTCTTGCCCGGCACCTGTCGAGTTTTGGAGCTGTACGGCAAGTGCGGCTTGTGCAGCTTCATCCTCGGCTGCGGCTTTGGCGGCCATGCCAAGCCCGGCAGCGAGTGCGCCTGCAGCTGCGATCGCAGGCACAAACGCTTTTTCCATGCCATAGCCGACCTTTTCCGAAGTCGTCTCAAGGCTGTTGAATTCTTTTTTGGCGCGCGCAATACCCTTGTCGTCAAACTCGCTGATGATGGGTATGCGAATGCTCATATGGTTGCAATTCTACGATTTATCTCGTTGGCAACCTGTTCAAGCGCTTTGGTCATTTCGTCCTGCACGTCGGTAATGTGCGCCTCGGCTGACGGCCACATGACGCGCGACGGGTTGTTAGCAAACGCGGTCAATGCATCACCTAAACGGTTTGAATTTCCACGGCCAGCAATGTCATAAATTGCAGCCGCTGGGTCTTTCTGGATGATCGTCACTACGCCGTCTTTTTTGCGTCCAGCATCAACTTTGACCTGTACGCCGCGTCGAGCCTTGCGTTGATCCCACGGCAACAGTTGACGCCCGTTCTGCGCCCAGCGGTACCGCATACCTGACAAAGCTTGTGCCGGGTAACGGCTCTGTGCCTCAAGCACGATCGGGCTGGCAATCTGCTTGGCGTCCTTGGCAAATTGTTTGCGGGCCTCAGGATCAATCTGCCTAAGGTCTTGCAACATTTGCTTTACGCCGATCACCTCAACGGTTGCCATTATCGGCCCCGCTTTGCCTGTTGCTGTTGCAGCTCAAGCACATGGAACACGGTGGTCATGTCTCGACTGTCAAATTCCACTTGCGGCGGCCAGTAGCCCGTCATAACTAAGACCTCAGCGAGGGAGCGTCGCCAGGTGCCGCGATGGTAGGGGTTTCGTCGGTGGTTTCCTCGATGGGCGTAATTTCCATGTCCGGGTGTTCAGCGACCCATTCACGCCACGTGCCGGGCACTTTGTCGCCAGCAAGCTTGCACAGGATGTATGCCCAGCAGCACATATCGACGAAACCGATGCCTTTGCCGTCTGCGGATCGGCGATTCTCGGTCTTTTCCCATTCAACGATGGCAAGCATGTTTGTGACCATTGTGCGGGGTTCACGCCCGTCTTTGAGGTCAACTTTGAGTTTGACGCGCATTAGTTACCTTTCGTCGGGCAAGGCTCCGCTAGCGCGGGCTTGCTTTGTTTGTTTTCAGCGCCGCCCGATTGGGCTGGCGAGAACATGGCTAGCTGGTGGCCTTTGCAAGTGTGCCACCCGTGAACGTCAAATCAATCGTTGACAGTTCGCCGAGCGATGCGTTGATTGGTGTGTGGCTTTCAAGGTATGCATTGGTGAGCGTGTACGACGGGTTGGTTGCCGAGACCGCACCGGATGCTGGCTGCAATACCAGCGTGGTGGTCGTGCCGACAAGGCTGTAGATCGACGCTTCGGTTTCGGTCGCCGCGTACGACTGGTACAGGGTCACGGTGATGCTGTTGTTGGCGAGGCCTGCGGTGTAGGTGCGGGCCGTTGAGCCGAACGCGGTGTTTTCCAACGCTTCAATGTTGTAAGTGATCGTGGCGGCGGTGCATTGGTCGCTAAGGTCAACGCTGTTGATCGTGACGCTCGGGTTTGACAGGTAGACGCTGGTTGCCATGTGGGTTACTCCTCGACTGGTTCTGCTTTGACTTTAGACGACTTTTTTGGTTTGTCGGTGGATATGAAGCCAGCCGACAACAGGGCGTCAATGTTAGTGCCTTCTACTGGCTCAAATTTGTCGCCTGGTGTACCGAGGCGCGGGCTGACAATGACGTACATGATCGCTCCTAGCTTGTTTGTGCTTGCATGGTGACGGTAAGATCGTAGGCAGGCAAGATTGAGCCGCCAATGTCAATCACGGTTGGTCGGCCCCCGGTGACGGCCACGTTTTTGGTTAACAGCATGGCGCAAATGTTGAGCAGCGAGCGCTGAGCATCCAGGTTGGCTGGGCCAAGCGTCAGCACCTTGACGGGAAACGTCAGTTTGACGATGTTGTAGTTCCAGCTTTCCCACGATGGTGCGTCAATGAACGCGCATGGCGGGACGATGTTTCGGGGATCGTTGACGACTTGTAGCCCTGTGATGGTTTGCAGGGTTGCGGTCAGGTCGTCAATGGCCTCGTTGAACAGGTCGGTGTATGCGGGTACGGGCATTACGCCACCTGTGGGCGGTCAATCCCCAACAGCTGCTTCACCATGCCTGATAGGCCGACGACTGGGGCAGTTGCCATGCCGTCAAACGATGCGAACTGATCCATTGAGCCGCGTTGACGGTACAGCGCACCGCCGTACATGATCGTTCCTAGGGTGACGTCGCTTGATGGGCTGGTGCTAACGCTGTCGATGTATCCGGCTTCTTGTCGACGGCGATAGCAGAACTGGTTTGCAGCTGCGGCGCATTGCGTCAAGAAAGCTGCGTCGCCTGCGGTTGCGGTTCCGATCCCTAGCCAATCCTCAATGTTAGTACTGGTGATCCAGGTGCAGACGGGTGTGTATGCGACGGTGCCGGATGCGGCGACACGCTCGACGTCGTCGGCGATCTTGGCGTACAGAACCTGGTTTTGGATTGGCACCTGATAGTTGAATAGCAGGTCGCCTTCGGTGTCCACACCAAGAAACAGGTACTGGGGCAACGCATAGACGGTGTATGAGCCGTTGAATGTTGCGTCGACGCCTGTGACGGTGATCGCGCCGCCTACAACTATTTCTGAGGGTGTGAGGAGCTGTAGGACGGCGTAATCGTCCAGCAAGTACTTGTGGGTGACCGTGTAATTGGCCATGATGCAGGCCTCCTACCCGGTTCAGCTGACGACGATGTACTTGACCTGATCGCTGTCGGCGATGAAGGTTGCGACGTACCCGTAGTACGAGAACGTGCGACCGAGGGTGCCAGGCACTTCGACCGACATTAGGCCGCGTACCTGCTCGTAAAACTCGATCGCCTGGCCGCGGGCAACGTACAGGGTGCCTGCTGCGAAGTTGCGGTCTGCGACGAGGTTGAGGCCGAACGGGTTGAACGTGTTGGCGACCGTGATGTTTGCGGTGCCAAGTCCGTTGACGCCCATGAGGCCTGCTGCGCCTGCGTACG